TGGTCTGGCCCTTGGTGATGGGGACGCCGTAGTTCAGCATCCTCCAGGTGGGGACGGGGATCCCGCCGCGGACGGTGTGGCGGTGTCCGGTGGGAAGGTTGCCTTCCATCCAGTAAGACGAATTGAGGATGGGGTTCTGCTGCGCAAGGATCTCGATGACCTTTGCGATTTTGCCGTCCGGGTCCTGAACTTTGGCCCAGTCGGTCAGGGTGATGAGAGTTCCAACGGTCATGATACGCCCTCCTTAAAGAACGTGATTTGATTTTTCGAAGAAGGGTTTCGGCTGTTTTGACTTGCCGTCTCCCTCTATCAGGGTGTCTTCGCTGATCGCTTTGCCGACCTTGTAGAGCAGCCGGATCATCTCCGGGTGGTCTCCAAAGCCGGACAGGTTCAGAAGTTCGCGCAGTCCATCGGTCCCGAAGCGGTTGAGCGCTTTGACGGCCACCGCCACGTTTTCCTGGTACTTGGCGCCGCCAATTTCGGAATCCGATTTGACGCCTTCCACCCAGTCCTTCCGCAACTGCGAGAGTGCGGAGTTCTGGGCATCAACGTACTCCTGCGCATTTTTCACCTGCGCGTCCACCAGACTCTGCGCCTGTTCCTGGGTGAGGTTGAGTTCCTTGGCGACTGCCTTCAGATTCTCAACCTGCTCCTTTGTGACAGGCGTTTTTTCGGGAAGCTTGAAGTCCGCATAACTTTCGGGAGCCCCTTCCTTCGGGGCTTTTCCTTCATCTTCCTTCGGCTTCTCCCCGTCCGCCGGCTTTCCGTCCGGGTCCGGAGTTCCGCCATCGGGTGGCTTACTCCCGCCATCTGCGGTTCCCTTCTGCCCCTCTTTCGGAGGTGTACCAGAATCGCCCGCGTTTCCTGCGGTTCCTTTGTCCCCAGCCGCTTCGGTGTCAGGCTTAGTCAGCAGGGTGGTGTTATTCTCGTCCATTGTTTTTCCCTCGATCATCAAGGATTAACGATTTAACTGCATCCGGGGAGGCTTCGCAGATGGCGGCAAAAATCCGCAACGCCGCATTCCGCGCCCCCTCGTTGAAAAAGGTCGTGCTGTTGCCGGTGAAGGATGTCGTGAACATTCCTCCGTCAGCCAGGATCTTCTTGAAGACGCGGACCCCCGCCGGCCTGGAGAGGATTTCCCGGAGGTCCTTGTGATACTGCTCCATCTCCAGCTTGTCATCGATGGCCTGTTTCTCTACCAGCTTCGGATCCGCGGCGTTGTATGTCATACCGGAAGCCCCAGGGTGTCAGTCAAAGATTTCAGTGCGCTTTGCTTGGTGGTGTCCGCTTCGGACAGTGCCTTCACCGTCTTCGCATTCTGCTCCATCACCGCCGGCTGCTGCTGGGCCTTGATCTGGTCCGCCTCCGCCTGGAGCCGTGCCGCGGCGTCTTCATCCGAAAGGACCACCTTCGACGGGGCGCCAGCCATCCGGGCGAACTCGTCAACCGCCTGTTGCGCGTCAAACTTTGCCCGGGCTTCCGGCCAGACGCCGGCGAGGCCCGCGGCGAAGTTCGCGGTCTGCTCCAGGGAGGAGATGCCCACCATCCTCTGGGCCTGGGCCAAAAGGCTGATGTACTCAATCTCAATATCCGCCCCTTCAAGTTCCCGCGGCGGCTTCGGCAAGAGCCCGTGCCGGTCCATGATGTTGTAGGTCCGATCGATGGCCACGTCCAAAAGCTCCGGCTGGAGCCGCTCCACCACCGGCCCGACTGACAGCAGCTTCTCCTCATGCCGCTCCGATACTTCCCTGGCGGTCATCTGTTTGTCACCGCCCAAGGCCAGCATCAGAAAGAGATCGTTGTAGAACGCCTCTTTGATCGCCGTCTGGATCCGCTCGATCTTATACTCCATTTTTTGAAAATCAGGCTGGATCTGATACGCCGGCGTGAAGCCCTGCTGCCCCTGCTGCACGTCGATGTAATTCACGCCCCCGGAGAGGATGGTCCCGCCCCGGTTCTTCATGGCGGCCGGCGCATTCATCGGCGGATCCACCATCTTGTCCAAGGCCACCAGCCCCTTCTCCTGCATCTTCTGGAGCATCTTCACGTCCGGGAGCGCGTCCATCCCAGGGGAGCGGCCGTAAACCTCAGAGCCGGTCGTGTCCCAGCGGGGGACCATCACCGGAAGGTCTTCATACCCCGACACCCGAAGGAACTTGTCCTCCTCGCCCTTCAGTTCCATGTATGCAGAGATGAACGGCATATTCTGGTTGTCCTGCCGGCCCACCTTCCGATCGTGGTTGGGCTCCAGGACGTGGAGAACATCGAACCATTTCATCTCCGTGCCGGCGGTCTCCGCCGCGTTGCGCACCTGGGGGGAGACGTTGTCACGGCCAAACTTGTCCACCATATTCCGCGCCGTCATTTTGAACTCACGATAGAACGAGTCCACGCGGAGGTCCGGCGCGGTGGCAACGTAATACTCCCCGATCGTGAAGGGATAGCACCGGATAACGCTCTTGTAATCCTCCTCCATCAGCATGGCCGCGGTGCCAAAAGTTCCCAACTCCGAATAGAGCGAATGCACGGAGTTGTAAAAGTTCGAGCGCTCGAAGATGGCCAGCATCCGCTTCTGGACCTCGTCCAGGTAGGTGCGCACCGGGGCAAACTCTTCCAGGTCCTTATCGGCCAGTCCCAGGCGGAACCATTGGCGGGCGGGGCTGGTCAGACCGCTCTGCATCCCCGCGGCCAGGATCCGGATGGCCCGGGTGGCGGTGGCGTCGATGATGTAGTTCATCCGCTTCTTGCCATCGTTGGGCGTGGTGTCGCGGCCGGAGAAACGGCCCTTGATGGGGAGGAGGTAGTTTGAAAGGTCCTCGAAGTGGGAGCGCCAGTTCACTTCAAATTCGCTTCGGAGTTGGACGTGACGCTTCCGGATCTTTTTTATGTCCGCCATATTTATTGCCCCAGGAGAGTTTTACCCTTCACGTCCGGACTCAGAGATCCGGACAGCATGGTGGCGCTCAGACCAGATGCGGCCCGCTTCTTCTGCACCCCGGAGAGAGTCATCTGCTCCATCTGGGCGCGTTTTTGGGTGTTGAGCTTGTCCAGTTCCAGGCGCTTCTCTTGCTTCTTCCGCTCATTCTCCGCCTTGCCGGCGGCCCGGGAGGAAGAGACGGCGCTGTAGGTGGATGCCCCTGCGGCGACTGCCAAGCTGATGACTGCGGTTGCGACAAAGGACATGGGATTAACCCTCCAAGGTTAGTCTTCGCCTTAGTTTAACTGGGTCTCTCTCAAGGGTAGGATTCGCATGAATCGTAGCAAAGACCACAGATGTAATGCAATAGGCAAATTTTTTAGCTCCTGCCGGCGAGGTGAAGAGCGCCGGCGCCTCCAGGGTGAAGGGCTCCGCACCGCTCTCTGGGAAAAAGACCATCTCCCCGCTGAGAAGCACGTTGCACGTCTCCTGCTTGTGCCTCTCACCCATCAGCAGAGTGCCGGCCTCCGCCGTGATCTGGCGGATGTATACCCCCGCGGAGAAGATGTCTTCCGCGGGGACCTCCGCCTGGGGGAGCCGCTTCATGTAGGCTTCGATATCAGTGAAGCCCTCAAACCTTCGCGCCGGCAAACCTTCCTGGATGATCTCGATCATTTCACAGCCTCCAGTTTGACGCGGATCTTGACCACGTCCTCCGCAAAATCACGATACGACTCTTTCCCCAGGTCCAGGATCCGGAAGCGGGCGGTGATGCCGTAGGACTTGGCGAACCGCATCACAGCCGGGGAACCGTCCAGATAATACTGCCAATCATTGGCAGTCCAGAAGCTGCAATGCGTGGGGTCCTGGAAGGCCCCCGCGCCCTCGCTGGCGGAGGGGACAAGGATCTCCGCGGTGCCCCCGGGCGCAAGGACGCGATGAAGCTCGTTCATGGTGTGAATCTTGTTTGGGAGATGCTCCACGATGTCGTAAGCAATGACCGCCTCAATGCTGGAATCCTCCCAGGGCCATCTCTCCCGCAGATCGGCAATCTGGTCCGCCGGCGGACAGATATCCACGGACTCGTATCCCTCATACCCTCGTCCACCGGATCCTAAATTCAGCTTCATTCGTCACCTCGCAAAAACGTCATACTGGGTTTCAAGAACGCCGGACACCCGATTGTCCTTCACTACGGACTCTTCCGGCTCTGGGAACACCGCTCCAAGCGCGGGGTCCAGGATCCTGGACAGACAGTCCGGAACGTCATCATGCTCCGCCACCGGGAAGCCGGTGAAGTCATCCACCAGGATGCGTGTCAGGTCCCGGGCGCGGCCTTCGGTGTCTGCAAACAGGCACCGGATAGGGAAGAACATCCGGAAGCTGTCAAACACCGGCACCAGCCGCTTGATCCGATCGACCTTGGCCACCTGTCCGCCAAGCGGGATGATGTTGAAGTTGTAATGCTCCTGCTCCATGCAGTATTGCATATGTTCGATATCGGCCTGGAGGCCATATTGCTCGTAGCCCACCGCAATCGGCCGATACATCCGATGAAGTTTGAAGAGCCATTTCTTCCGCTCTGACA